ACGATTTAGAATATTGATGAGAGCCCTTTCTAGTTTTATAGTAAAACCCGTAGGTAAAAGATACGATAATACAGTAAGCATAGACGGCAAAGAATTAATACTAAATACAAGAATAGAAAGTTTTAAATCGGTTAATAATATAGCGGAAGTTGTAGCGATACCATTAGCATTTAATACTAATATAAAAGTTGGTGATAAAATTATAATTCACCACAATGTATTTAGAAGATTTTATGACATAAAAGGCAAACAGAAGAATAGTCGAGCTTATTTTATGGAGGATCTATTCTTTGTTGATATGGATCAAATATATATGTATGGAGATTATGGTAATTGGAAAGCATTTGGTGACAGATGTTTTGTTAAACCAATAAAGAATATAGACCAATTTAAGCTAGATAAAGAACAAAGACTTATTGGAATACTAAAATATGGTAACGAGTCCTTAAACAAGCTTAAAATCAACCCTGGCGATCTAATAGGTTATACTCCGTTTGGTGAGTTTGAATTTATTATAGATAATCAGAGGTTATATTGTATGAAATCAAATGATATTGTAATTAAATATGAACGTAAAGGAAACGAAACAGAGTATAATAGCCGCTGGACATAAGGCAGTACTTGAGTTAATAAAGGTTGCTGAAGAAGCAATCTTAAATAACGGAGACGACGATTTAAGTGCCGACAAATTAAAGAACGCGGCTGCTACAAAAAAGTTAGCAATATTCGATGCATTTGAAATCTTGAATAGGATTAATTTAGAAGCTGAATTGCTTGAGGACAAACCTATAGACTCAGAAATAAAACAATTTAAAGGTTTTGCAGAAGGGAGATCTAAGTAATGTACGAGCAGTCTTTATATAAAGTAATAAACGATTATGTTAAACCTAGTGTGGTTAAACAAAGTAATCGTCTTAAAAAATGGAAGTATGGGTATAATAAAGACCATGATATGGTTGTTATTAGCAAAACTGGAAAGATTGGTGAAATACTTGAAATCCAAGGTTTAAAAGTAGCACTACCATTAATTGAAAATTCTTATAAAAGATCAAATGTTAAAGAAGAACAATTTTGGGAACAATTAGAATATCCAAAAGAATTAAGTAAAATAAATAGTGTATTTGATTGGAATGATAGACCAGACCATTTTAAAGAGAGGTGGTATGATTACATCGACAATGAATTCAAATACAGAGAAGAGGGATTCTCATTCTACAATAACGGGAAACCTACTTATATAACGGGCACGCACTATATGTACTTGCAATGGAGCAAGATAGACGTTGGAGCAGCTGACTTTAGAGAATCGAATAGGTTATTCTTTATATTTTGGGAGGCTTGCAAGGCAGATGAAAGATCATATGGTATGTGTTATTTAAAAAATAGACGTTCTGGATTTTCATTTATGTCTTCAGCGGAGCTTGTTAACCAAGCTACAATATCTAGCGATGCTCGATTTGGAATTTTATCTAAGTCAGGAGCGGACGCTAAAAAAATGTTTACAGACAAAGTTGTACCTATATCTGTTAACTATCCTTTCTTTTTCAAACCAATCCAAGACGGTATGGATCGACCTAAAACGGAGATTGCATATCGTATTCCGGCTTCCAAATTTACTAGAAAGAAATTAGACAGTAATGAAAAACTGCAAGAACTAGAGGGGCTTGATACAACCATTGATTGGAAAAATACAGGAGACAACTCCTATGATGGTGAAAAACTTAAGATGTTAGCGCATGATGAAAGCGGAAAATGGGAGAAACCGGATAATATATTAAATAACTGGAGGGTTACAAAAACTTGTTTGAGACTAGGGAGCAGGATTATTGGCAAGTGCATGATGGGTTCAACTTCAAATGCACTTAACAAAGGAGGAGATAACTTTATGACATTATACTATAATTCTAATGTAAATAAACGAAACCTAAACGGTCAAACTAGCTCAGGTCTATATAGTTTATTTATACCAATGGAATGGTCATATGAAGGGTTTATTGATATTTATGGTATACCTGTATTTGATACGCCTGCTAAACCCATATTAGGGGTTGATAAGAATTGGATTGAATATGGTGTTATTGAGCATTGGCAAAATGAGGTTGATGGTTTAAAATCAGATCCAGACGGATTAAATGAATACTATAGACAATTTCCCAGAACAGAACAACACGCGTTTAGAGACGAAGCAAAACAATCTTTATTTAACCTTACTAAGATATACGAGCAGATTGATTACAATGCGGATTTAAAAAATACCAATGTACTAACAAGGGGAAGCTTTCAGTGGGCAAATGGAATACAAGATACAACTGTAGATTTTTACCCAAATAAAGACGGTAGATTTTTAATATCTTGGGTTCCGCCTAAACACTTGCAAAACCGCGTAATAATAAAGGATGGAATACGATTTCCCGGCAATGAACATTGCGGAGCTTTTGGCTGTGACAGTTATGATATATCCGGAACAGTTGATGGAAAAGGGTCTAATGGTGCATTGCACGGATTAACAAAGTTTTCAATGGAAGATGTTCCGCCTAATCATTTCTTTTTAGAATATATTGCCAGACCTCAGACTGCTGAGATATTTTTTGAAGATGTATTAATGGCTTGCGTATTTTATGGCATGCCGATATTAGCAGAAAATAATAAACCTAGATTGCTATTTCATTTTAAAAGAAGAGGCTACAGAGGATTTTCTATGAACAGGCCTGATAAGGTTTGGAATAATTTATCAGTAAGTGAAAAAGAAATTGGCGGTTTACCAAACTCAAGTGAGGATATAAAACAAGCACACGCATCAGCTATAGAATCTCATATTGATAGACACATTGGTTATAACGGCGAAACGTATGGCACAATGTATTTTCAAAACACATTAAATGATTGGGCTAAGTTTGACATAAATAACAGAACAAAGCATGACGCATCGATAAGTTCCGGGTTAGCCATTATGGCCTGTAATAGACACTTGTATACACCAACAGCCGTATTTATGAAGGATAAAACCCCTCTAAACTTTAAAAAATATAACAATTCAGGAGATAATTCACAAATAATAAAATAAATGATTTATACTAATACTAATAGTTCTTTTCCAAGTCAGGTTGTATCTGACGAAGTAAAACAAAGTTTAGAATACGGCGAAGCCGTTGGAAGAGCTATTGAAAATGAATGGTTTTCAGGTAATAAATCTGGGTATGGCGCTGGCAATAGATGGGGATCAAATTGGAATAAATTTAATTCATTAAGGTTATACGCAAGAGGTGAACAATCTATAGCAAAGTATAAAGATGAATTATCAATTAATGGTGATTTATCTTATTTGAATTTAGATTGGAAAATAGTACCTGTAATACCAAAGTTTGTTGATATTATGGTGAATGGCATTTCAGATAAACAGTTTGAAATTAATGCTTACGCACAAGACCCAGAGTCTATAAATAAGAAAACTACTTATGCTTCTAATATGATAAAGGATATGCAAAATAAAGCATACTTTTCTCAAGTTAAAGAACAATATGGTGTTAATTTATTTAGTACACCCGACCCAAACTCTCTTCCGCAAGATGATGATGAACTACAACTTAGGTTGCAATTGAATTATAAAGAATCTGTTGAGATTGCTGAAGAAGAAGTAATAAACGCTGTATTAGATAGAAACAAATATGAGTTACTTAGTCGAAGACTCAATTATGATTTAGTTACCATTGGCATTGCGTCCGGAAAAACAAATTTTAATAAAGCTGAAGGTATTAAAGTAGAATATGTTGATCCAGCTAATTTGGTATATTCTTATACAGAAGACCCGAACTTTGAAGATCTATATTATATTGGAGAAGCTAAGTCTATTAGTTTAGAAGAACTTAAAAAAGAATTTCCTAACCTAACGGATGAAGAGTTATTGGAAATCGAAAAATATCCTGGTGATCGTAATTATTTGAACAATTGGAACGGTCAAGACTATAAAGGATCCAACGTACAGGTATTATACTTTGAGTATAAGACTTACACAACGCAGGTATTTAAAATCAAACAAACAGATACAGGGCTTGAGAAGGCTTTGCAAAAACCAGACACGTTTAACCCTCCCGCTAATGATAACTTTACAACTATATCAAGGTCTATAGAAGTATTGTATACCGGAGCAAAAATATTAGGACATAAAAAAATGCTAAAATGGGAATTGTCTGAAAATATGACAAGACCTTATGCGGATACTACCAAGGTAGAAATGAATTATGTAGTATGTGCTCCGAGAATGTACAAAGGAGTTATAGAATCTACGGTTGGTAGAATTACTGGGTTTGCAGATATGATTCAACTAACGCATTTAAAATTGCAACAGGTACTATCAAGAATGGTTCCTGATGGAGTTTTTGTCGATGTTGACGGTTTATCTGAGGTTGATCTAGGCAATGGCACAAATTATAATGCCGCGGAAGCTTTAAATATGTATTTCCAAACCGGTAGTATTGTTGGTAGGTCCATGACTCAAGATGGCATGGGTAATCCAGGCAAAGTACCAATTCAAGAATTGCAAACATCGTCTGGTGGCGCAAAGATACAATCATTAATCGCTACATATCAGTATTATTTACAAATGATAAGAGATGTAACAGGACTTAATGAAGCGAGGGATGGAAGTATGCCAGATGCTGATTCCTTAGTTGGCTTACAAAAGATGGCTGCGAATGCATCTAATACCGCAACAAAACATATAAACCAAGCAAGTCAATTCCTTACATTAAGGTTTTGTGAAAATATATCATTAAGAGTTGCAGATGCGTTAAAATTTCCTTTAACTGCGCAATCATTAAAACAAAGTATATCAGTATTCAATGTTGAAACATTAAGAGAACTAGAACAACTTAATTTGCACGACTTTGGTATATTCCTAGAATTAGAACCAGAAGAAGAAGAGAAAGCCCAATTAGAACAAAATATTCAAGTGGCGTTGCAACAAGGTGGAATAGACTTAGAGGACGCAATTGACTTACGACAGATTAAAAATTTAAAGTTAGCTAATCAATCATTAAAGTATAGACGCAAAAAGAAAGCTCAGGAGATGCAACAACAGCAACAAGCAATGATGCAGCAGCAATCGCAACTCAACTCTCAAGCTTCTCAAGACGCAGCAATGGCTGAGGTGCAAAAACAACAAGCGTTAGCGCAAACACAAATACAAATTGAGCAGGCTAAATCAAACCTTGAAATTCAAAGACTACAAGAAGAGTTAGCCGTTAAACAGCAACTTATGACTATGGAGTTTGACTTTAAAATGCGGTTAGCTACTATTGACGCCGAATCACAAAATCAAAAGATTAAGGCGATAGAGGATAGGAAAGATGCTAGAACAAAAATGCAAGGCACACAACAAAGTCAATTAATAGACCAAAAGAAAAACGATTCCGCGCCAAAAGATTTTGAATCAGATTTTGATAACTTAAGCGGACTAGGCACGGGTTTATTTGGATAAACAATAATAACCAATTTTATAATATTATATTATGTCAGAAAATGTAAAACAAGAAGGAACTTTTAAATTGCAAAAAAGAAAACCTGCAATGAAAAAGTTAAATGTGGAAAATAAAGCAGCCACTGTTGCCACTGCAAAACAAGAAGTAACAAAAGTAGACCTAACAAATAAACCGCAAGAAAATGCCATTCAAAAGCAGGGAACAGATGAAAGCGTGTTGGAGCCAAAACAACCCGAAGTGGGATTGCAAGAAGTGGGTGAAGGAAACGAAATCAATAAAATCGTTACCAATGAAAGTCCTATCCAAGACCAAGAAGTAACAAACGTTATTACTGAAATTCCAAACGTTGAAGTACAAACTCAAGTAAATACTTTAATTGAGGAAACAACAAATGCGATTGCTGCTGAGAAAAATAGCGGTAGAGCACTTCCGGAAAACATCGAAAAGTTAGTTACGTTTATGGAAGAAACAGGGGGGACAGTAGAAGACTACGTTCGCCTAAATGCAGATTACTCATCTGCATCGCCAGATATTTTATTAAGAGAATACTATAGAAAATCTAGGCCACATTTAGACGCTGAAGAAATCCAATTTATAATGGAAGAAAATTTTAGCTATGATGAAGACCTAGACGATGATAGAGATATAAAAAGAAAAAAGCTTGCTTTTAAGGAAGAAGTTAATAAAGCCAGAGCATTTTTGGAAGATACAAAAAGTAAATACTATGACGAGATCAAGTTGAGACCGTCAGTAAACAAGGATCAACAAAAAGCAATGGATTTTTTTAATCGATACAATAAAGAGCAAGAGTCTGTTGAACAACAACACGAAGGATTTAAAAACAACACTAAACAATTTTTCTCTCAAGATTTCAAAGGTTTTGATTTCAATTTAGGGGAAAAAAGTTTTAGATATAGGGTTACTAATCCAGAAGCAATTGCTGATAAACAATCAAACATTACTAACCTAATTAAGAAGTTCTTAGATAAAGATGGTCAAGTAGCAGATGTTAAAGGTTATCATAAAGCAATTTACGCAGCAGATAACGCCGACTCTTTGGCTAAACATTTTTACGAGCAGGGTAAAGCCGACGCGTTAAAAGAAGTGGTCGCGAAATCAAACAATATTTCAACTGAGCCTAGACAAAACGCTGGCAATTTGAATATTGGTGGATTTAAAGTAAGAGCAATAAACGGGGTGGATACCTCAAAACTTAGAATTCAAAAAAAATATTAAAAATTAAAAATTAAAAATTATGGCACTTACACCATCATTTGGGAGTATTAAACCTTCTCAAAAACAACAAGCATTAGATACAAATTACTTAAACTTTACGGATCCAAGTAATCCTGAGTTTTCTTCTTTTGCACAACAATATTTACCTGAAATCTACGAACAAGAAGTAGAGCGTTACGGAAACAGAACTCTTTCTGGATTCTTACGTATGGTAGGCGCTGAAATGCCAATGACATCTGACCAAGTTATCTGGTCTGAACAAAACAGATTACACGTTGCTTACAATGGCGTTACTATTAATGATGCTAATACTATTACCATCCCGGTTAATCTTACTCCAGCTAATCCATCTGATTACGTAGCTAACGTACTTTCTATTAATCAAACAATTGTTATTTTAAATCCTACAACTGGTGTAGAATTAAAAGCAATTATTACTTCTAAACCAACTCCAAGTACAACAAGTGTTGATGTAGCTCCTTATACTACAGCTTCTTTGGTTGCTGCAGGATACTTTACAGCTGGTGATGTAGTAAAAATATTTGTTTATGGTTCTGAATATGCTAAAGGTTCTACTTTATCAGATGATGGTTACCAAAGCATTACTCCATCATTCACTCAGTTCTCTAATTCGCCTGTTATTATTCGTAATAAATATGTAGTTAATGGGTCTGATACCGCTCAAATTGGGTGGGTTGAGATTGCTACTGAAGAAGGTGCTTCTGGGTACTACTGGTATTTGAAAGCTGAATCTGAAACAAGATTACGTTTTGAAGATTATCTTGAAATGGCTGTTGTTGAGGGTGAATTAGCTGCTGCTGGATCTTTAGCCGCTACTGCAGCTGGTAAAAAAGGTACTGAAGGTTTATTTGCTGCTGTTCAAAGCAGAGGTAACGTTCAAAATAACTTTACAGCCGCTGGTGGGTTAGCTGAATTTGACTTAATCTTGAAAAACTTAGATACTCAAGGAGCTATCGAAGAGAATATGTTGTTCTTGAACCGTCAAACATCTCTTGATTTTGATGATATGCTTGCTGCATTGTCTTCTGGAGCTGCTGGTGGTGTTGCTTACGGTTTGTTTGAGAACTCAGCAGAAATGGCGTTGAACTTAGGTTTCTCTGGTTTCCGTAGAGGATCCTATGATTTCTACAAAACTGATTGGAAATACTTGAATGATGCTTCTACTCGTGGAGCTGTTGCTAATTCTGGCATTGATGGGGTTTTGGTTCCTGCTGGAACATCTACTGTATATGACCAAATATTAGGTACCAACATCCGTAGACCGTTCTTACACGTTCGTTATAGAGCTGCGCAAGCCGACGATAGAAGAATGAAGTCTTGGATAACTGGATCTGTTGGAGGCGCTTACACCTCTGATCTTGATGCAATGGAGGTAAACTTCTTGTCTGAAAGATGTTTATGTGTACAAGGAGCTAATAACTTTGTGTTATTTACTTCGGTAGTCTAGTTAGATTACAAATGTAAATTTTGCCCTTGTTGAACTGACAGGGGCAATTTTTGCTTTTTAAATAAAAAAAATTAATTATATTATATTATGTCAGCAAAAAAAACAAATGAAGTATCCACTACGTGGGAGATTAAAGATAGAACGTATTTGTTAAAAGGAAATTTAAGCCCGTTAACGTACACAATAGCATCGAGACACTCTAATAGGTTCCCGTTATTATGGACTAATCCAGAAACAGGGGAACAAGAAGAATTAAGGTATGCAACAAATATGGGTAGTCCTTTTGTCAGTAATCAAAAAGGTACAGCTACTTTAGGTCATATTGAGTTTAGAGAAGGTGTACTAACCGTTCCAAAAGAAAAACAAAATTTGCAAAAAATGTTATCCCTTTATCACCCAATGCTTAATAATAAATATTATGAGTTTGATGCGGTTGAAGAAGCTGTTAACGAACTTGATGATTTAGAATTGCAATTACAAGCTATGACGGCTGCTTCTACGATGGACATCGACCAAGCGGAAGCTATATTGAGAGTTGAGATTGGATCCAGGGCGTCTAAGATGACTTCTAAGGAGATAAAAAGAGATTTGCTAATATTTGCTCAGAGAAACCCGGATTTGTTCTTAGAACTAGCTAATGACGAAAATGTACAACTTCGTAATTTTGCTATTAAAGCGTGCGAAGCGAATATTATAAAACTATCACAAGACCAACGTACTTTTATGTGGGCCACAAATGATAAAAAACTAATGACTGTACCATTTGACGAGAATCCATATTCAGCAATGGCAGCATTCTTCAAAACTGATGAGGGAGTAGAAATCTTCAAGTCAATTGAGAAAAAATTGAAATAACGTGTAATTATACTTTATATTAGGTAAGCCATCTATTCGGTGGCTTATTTAGTATAAACTAATAAAAGAATAAAATGGCCATAAATGTAGATACAGTTTATAAAACGGTTTTATTAATACTTAATAAAGAACAGAGAGGTTACTTGACCCCTGACGAATTTAATAAAACAGCAACCCAAGTTCAATTAGAAATATTCAATGAATATTTTGAAGGACTTAATCAACAATTACGTGTGCCTGATAATGACAGCGAATATGCTGATAGAATAAAAAATATAGACAGTGAAATGGCTGTATTTAAAACAATAGATAACTGTACCCAAACTCCGGGTTCTAATATTGCCATACTGCCGACCTCTTCGGGGCTAAGCGTGTTTAGCGAACTTATTACCACTACGGCAGGTGTACAATCTTATTACTTATCAACATTAACACAAGCTCAGTTACAAAACGGTATTGTTAAAGTATATATAAGAACCGGTAGTATTGATACACTACAGCCACCAACTTTTTATAGTATAATAGGCCAGACTATATATTTAACATCAAATCCAGGGGGAGCTATCCAATTGGTTATTACAGTTGACGTTAATGACTTTTATAGATTAGGAACTGTAATATACAATGATGAAATAGAAGTACAGAGAATACAAAGAAACGATTTGTTGTACATAAATAAATCACCATTAACAAAACCTACATTAAAATATCCTGTATATTTATATGAGGATTCTCATTTAATATTGTATCCTACATCAATAGACACAGGTATATCAGTGTCTTATGTTAGAAAACCTAAAGATGTAATATGGAATTTCACAGCAACAGCTCTTTCCAATTATACTTATGTGTACGATCCAAGTTCATCAACTTCATTTGAGTTATCGCCAACTGAACAAACAAATGTTATAACAAGAATATTACTTTATTCAGGTGTTATTGTTAACGATCCTGAAATAGTACAAGTTGCTGCTCAACAAATACAATTGGAACAAATTAATTCAAAAAGCTAATAAAGTATGCCATTTCCAAACGGAGGTTTAATTACCGAAACAAATAGACAATATTACGAAGGAGCGCAAGGTTTCATAGGGGACGGCTCGACGCTCTCTTTTTTAACTACTTTTAATACTAACTTAGTATACGGCAGTTATGATCCAAATAATATTAACTACGCCTTGAATAATTATAAATTATATGCTAGTCCTAATGGGTTCCCTGGACATTTTGAGGAAGTAATAGCAGACTATTCAGTAATTGGAAACTCAATTGTTTTCACAGCAGGCAACGCTCCGGCTGTGAATGAATATATAGTAGTGCAATTAAAGACTTTATCTGGTGGCAATTATGGGGACATTACTAATCCTAGTACTTTAGCTTATGGAAATACCGTAGAAGATAACTATGGCGGTTACGCTTATATTACCTTGGATGATATTATAAATAACTTTATAGTTGCGTACGTAGGAGCAGGAAAATTAATTCCAGATGTAAAAAGAACCGATGTAATGTTTCATGCTAAACGTGGACTCCAGGAATTTAGTTATGACACGTTAAAGAGTATTAAATCTCAAGAGTTAACAATACCTCCATCATTGAGTATTGCATTGCCTCAGGACTACGTGAACTATGTTAAAGTGTCCTGGATAGATAACCTAGGCGTAAAGCATCCTATCTATCCTGCTAATAACTTAACAATCAACCCTTATGAAAATCCAATACAAGACACAAACGGGGTGCCTGTACAGGACAACTTTAGTGACAACGTAAATGGGACATCTATAACGGAAGAGCGTTGGTCGAAAGCAAACGACACATTAATAAGTGGGTATTACGCCACGGTGGATTATAACGCATCGTTAGATTGGTGGGGTTCTGAATGGGGCACTGGTAGTTATTGGGGAAATGGTAGAAGATACGGAATGGATCCTCAATATGCAAATATGAATGGTTGGTTTACAATAAATGATAGAGAGGGCAAAATGTCTTTTTCAAGTCAACTTGTAGACTTGCTAATCGTGCTAGAATATGTATCCGACGGGTTAGCTTATGATAGAGACACGAAAGTGCCTAAAATGGCGGAGGAAGCAATGTATGCCCATATATTACACGCTATAATTGCTAGCCGTATAAATCAACCTGAGTATTTAGTACAAAGACTGAAACAAGAAAGAAGTGCTAAATTAAGAAATGCTAAAATAAGATTATCCAATATAAAACTTGAAGAAATTACACAAGTGCTAAGAGGGCAATCTAAATGGATAAAACACTAATTATATGGCTGAAGTTAAAAATACTTTTCTACAAGCTAAAATGAATTTAGACTTTGACGATAGAATCCTACCAAATGGACAATATCGCGAAGCATATAACATTATAACGGGTAGATCGGAAGACAGTGACGTTGGAGCATTAGAAAACATATCAGGAAATGTAATATTAGATGGTACAAATTTAAGAGCGTCTTTGAACAACCCAAACATTGATTGTATTGGATATTTGGTTGATAGTAATAAAAATCGCATCATAGTATTCCTTACAGATTGCGACGAGGCGTTAGGCGTGTATGCTCCGCCAAATAGCTTTTGTGCGATATATATGTATAATATTGACACTACACCTACGTATGCGCCATTAGTAACAGGTAGCTTTTTAAATTTTTCAAAAAAGAGTCCTATATACGGAGTGAATATTATAGAAGATTTATTGTTCTGGACTGATAATAGGAATCAACCTAGAAAAATAAACGTAGAATTAGCCCCAGGCGGTCATTATACTTCTGAAGTACAAATATCAGTCGCTAAGTATAATCCGTATGAAGTTATTAGTTTAATAAAAACTGTAAAAACTAAGGTATTAACAACCCCTACCCCAACAACATTTACTGTAGCTGATCCAGCCGGAATAGAAGTTGGAATGACTGTTTTAGGCCCAAATGTAGACGCATCAAATTATACTTTTGTAAAAACAATAGCTGGATCTTTGATTACTATAGATACGGATCCCACGCCAGGGTCTATATCCGCTGATGACGAGCTTGTGTTTTTGATTTCAACCATGACTAATGAAGCTTCAAACACTGCGTGGCCTGGTGACCCCGATTATTTAAAGTCTAGATATGTTAGATTTGGATATAGGTTTAAATTTGAGGATGGAGAATACTCTATTGTATCGCCATTCACGCAAATAGCGTATATACCAGAACAGAAAGGTTTTTTTGTTGCTGGAGATGAAGATGCTGCATATAGAAGTACTGTGCTTAATTTCATGCAGAATAATGTGCAGAATATTGAGTTACTAATACCATTGCCAGATACGTATAATAACATAGGTGATTCTTATAAAATAACAGAGATAGATGTATTATATAAGGAATCAGACCAAACAACTATTAAAGTACTAGAATCAATTGTTATAGCTCAAAATGCTTTACCAGATGATAAAGGAAATGCAAATGTATTCACTTATAATTATCAATCAAGAAAACCATATAAAACACTACCGGAGGCTCAAACAGTACGCGTATATGATAGAGTGCCAACTAGAGCATTAGCGCAGGAGACTGCCGGTAATAGAATTATATATGGTAACTATAGGGACGTTTATACACCTCCTTTAAATGTAAGCTACACTGTAGGAGTGGCTCCTAAAGAAATTGATTACGCAGATGGTTCAAGTAGTTTTATTGAATATCCAAATCATACATTAAAAGAAAATAGGAATTATCAGGTAGGGTTTATATTAGCAGATAAGTATGGACGCCAAAGTTCTGTATTGCTATCTCCAGTTACGAATGAAGCAGATGGAACTTTTGGAGGATCAACTGTATATTCTCCATATAAATCAGCTAATCCTGGTATGTTAGATTGGCTTGGAGATACTTTAATAGTTTCAGTTAATGCTCCAATAGCTTCTGGCATTAATGGACAACCTGATTTTGCTACAGGTGAACCGGGGTTATATGCTGCCCCAAATGCTAATGGCAGTTTAGGCTTTGCAATAGCGTCTGGAAGTTTTACTACAACAGCGCCATTCCAATACACCTTTACTTTAAGCACAAATCCGCTTTATGCTATAAATAATATTGTGCCGGTTGCTAATTTAACATCGCTAAGAGGTAGAGATGTAGATTACGTAAAGGTGACAGCTATAACCGGAACCGGAACAGATCTTGATCCTTATATTGTTACTACGAATGGGGCCATAAATAGTATGTACAACTACAATGCCTCCAATATCCCGGATATAAAATATGCCTATACTATTAACGAAATAGGTTGGTACTCATATAAGATTGTTGTAAAACAATTTGAACAAGACTATTACAACTGTTATTTGCCGGGTATGCTAAATGATTATCCGGAACAGTCGGACCCACCGCCATCATCGGGACCATTCCCATCTGGAGAACTTAATAAAACAGCTCATATTGTATTATTAAATGACAATATAAATAAAATTCCAAGAGATTTAAACGAGGTGGGACCAGATCAAAAGCAGTATAGAAGTTCAGTATTACTATATGGTAGGGTTACGAATGACTCAGGAACCACCAATATACAATACTATCCAGGAAGGTTATTTGATGTAGCTAGTACTATCGCTAATGCTAATGACTTGAATATGACGTATTCTTCATTAGGCACTGATGGTAAATTAAACTTATATCAAATAGACACGCAGCCTATAATAGCTAGAATATCAACATCTAATGTAAATAATCCAATAGGTGTAACAACAACCACTATGCGTCCAGTACTATCTATCTACGAAACTAAACCCGTAGAGTCATTGTTGGATATTTATTGGGAAACTTCTACAGTAGGATTAATATCAGACCTAAACGAACAAGCTTTGACTGGTTTCGACGGTCCTACGGGATTTAGTGCATTTACATATTCGCAAAAAGAGCATCAAGACCCTACTGGAACCGGACTTGTGCAAGGAGAAGAAAATAGTAGGTTTGTTACTTCATCTTTCTTTATAACAGCCCCTGGGCCATTAGATCTACCTACAGCAATAGTAACTAGTTTTTCAGTTACAAATGGAGACAATGCTGTTGTAACCGAGAAATTTAGTTATGTGCAAGCACCAAGCGGCGAAATAAGAATAAGAATAAACGAAGCTTTTACGTATCTTAAAGGCAGTTCAATTAAGGATGTATTTACATTTTCTTTCGGGGTGAGTCTAACTACACCTGAAGGAATACTTACTAATACATTAACAACTGTAGGAGCGTTGGAGAACGTTGAGCCGTCTATGTCGCCAGTACCCACCTTGTTTGAGGTCCTTCAAGAGGAAGATTTTGTCGGTCAATTAATTAACACTGTTAACGGAGGGTTTACCAACAAAGGTGCCCAAATTTATTTTGTTATAGATAGCATAACAGGACCAAATATTTCTCCAACCCCATTTGCCATTAATCCTACAACAGGTGTAATATCGCAAACAGTGGATTCTGCTAGGGCTTTAGGGCTTTACAATTTATCTGTAACCTTTTATGACGCTACGACAGCTGATGGCAGCTCTATTCTAGGCGAACCGTTATCTGGTACAATAGATTTTGACATAGAAATAGTATCGGACCCTTCGTCGGAAAGGGTAGTATTTATAAACAATAGCCCACAAACAAATTCGGTACTTATATATAGCGTTCTTGTTGACGGCCAAAACGTAACTTTAGATCCGGGTTATGCTTTTCCGGTACAACCAAATACATCTATACAAGGCGCTTATAATTTACCAGGAGCTCCGGGTTCAACTATTGAGGTTACCTCAAACAATATTGACTCAACTGCTTTAACGCTATATATTGGAGGCGTTTTTCATAGTTGCCAGTCAACAAATGGTAATGCTGTGTTTACTGGATTAAATTTAACAGCAGGCCCGACATTAGATATAACATTAGAAACAGAGGGCAATACCTGTTCATAAACTATTATATGGTAAATCAATTAATAAATAAGTGATAATCAATATATGGCAGCAATACTAGAAATTAAATATTTTAATTCATTTTGGTTAAAAAAAGTACGGGATTTAGTAACATTATCGGATGAAAATCCGGTAGTGTTCAATGATCCTGCATTGCCAGCCAATCTACCAAAGTATTATACGTACCTAGACGGAGTCACCGTAACTCCCGTAGCTATAGATACAGACGATGAAACTGATTGGTACATTGAAGAAGCAAGGATTAGAGGCGGATATAATAATACTATTACTGATTTAGGGGTAAAAGCTTATATAGTAGAGGATACGCCAACGCAACAACATAGAGCAAATTCTTTAATTTACTCTGGTGTATTTAATTCTAGAACAGGCGTAAACAAAACAAATGAATTTTCTGTAGCAGATACTATAACTAAAAGTTTAGATCCATCTAATGGGTCTGTGCAAAAGTTATTCGCAGAAGATACGAATCTAACTGTATTTCAAGAAGCAAAAGTTAGTAGAGCGCTTATAGATAAGTCTGCCATTTATTCTGCAGAAGGAGAAGGTTCTGTTACCTCTAGCACTGTTGTTATTGGTCAAATAGTGCCGTACGGTGGAAATTACGGTATAAGTCGTAACCCTGAATCATTTGCAACCTATGGATATAGAAAGTATTTCACTGATAAAGACAGAAATGTTGTTTTAAGATTATCCCAAGATGGAATTACCGAAATATCTAGCAACGGCTTAACTGACTTTTTTAGAGACCAATTAAACGCAACAACAGCGTTTAGTAAAATAATAGGTGGGTTAGATCAACATACGCAAAACTACACTGTTTCCATACAGCCTATAGACACATATAATGATTCTAATATACCAGATACTCCTTATACTAATATTGACTCAACTTACAGAACACTAAGCTTTAGTGAGGATTCTTTAGGGTGGACAAGTTTTTATACTTATAAGCCCACTTTCATACTTAGTTTACGTAATAACTTTTACTCTATAAAGGATGGGGCTATATGGAAACATTACGAGCTTACAGCTAACAAGAGAAGTACTTTTTATGGTGTAACATATCCATCGTCAGTAACCTTAGTGCTTAACCCTAGTGTATCAGAAGTAAAAACTTTTAAGACAATAAACTACGAAGGAAGTCCAGATTGGACAATGGATTCAATAATCACAGATAGCGACATCGGATTATCAATATCAAAAGCAACTAACACAAGCACAATAACAACACTTTCAACTTTGCAAAACCAATTATTCTTAAATAACTTTAAAAAGAAAGAGAATAAGTATTTTGGTAATATAATAAATATTAGTCCTAAACAACCTGGGCAAATATTATGGGGCCAAAGTATGTCGGGTATTGATGGATTTTGGGCAACTGTTACGATGAGCACCATAGATAGCGCCGATCCCCTTACATTTCAAGGTAAAAAAGAATTGTTCGCGGTGTCTTCAAATTACGTAAATTCATCCTATTAAATATAATAATGAACGCTTAAATTGATTTAAGCAATAATAATAAAACTTAACAAATATATAAAAAATAATACTATGTTGGTAGAAGCTATAAGCGGAGGAGTCGCTTTATTAGGCTCTGTTATTGGAGCTTTCGGAGCAAAAAAAGCAGAAAGAAAAGCACGACGAAAAGCAGATCAATTAAACAAAGAATTGAATCACTTAGAAGCGACAAGGCAAGCTATTGTAAATCCTTATGCAAATGTAAGAGATTTGAGCGCAATGGCTACAGATTTATCTAGTATGGTAAGTAATCCTTATGCAAATTTAGGAGTTGCCACCGCGGCTACTACTATGCAAATTGAGCAAACCGATCAAGCTTTAGCAAATACATTAGATGCTTTAAGAGAAACGGGTTCAGGAGCTGGAGGAGCAACAGCATTAGCAATGGCAGCACTTAAATCCAAGCAAGGTGTTACCGCGGATATTGAGCAGCAAGAGGCTAATAATGAAAAATTAAAAGCGCAGGGTCAGATGCAGATGGAGCAAACGCAAATGGCTCAAGCTCAAAGACTGCAAGATATTCAAATGTCAGAAGGACAACGTACGCAAGCAGCGGAAACAGCAGGATCACAGTTTATGTTTCAAACAAGAGAAGGAAGAGAAATGCAAAAAATGGATCGTACTGCAGGGTTATTGTCAGGGACGCAAGCTCAACAAGTCCAAGCTAAGGCCGATTTTATGGGGGCAATAGGATCTGGAATTAGTGCTGTAGCTGGAATCGGAGCTGCTGCTGCTAGCGCAAAACCTACTGCTTCTGCCGCTTCTGGTAAAGATTATTCAAGTACTTTTAAAGCATCAAATTATAATATAAAATAAATGGGAGCATATACAAATCCAGAGGTAGCAATAGACACACAATCGGGGCAATATCTTAGAAGCGCAATAGCTTCTGTGGCTGGAGCTGGAGTTTCTATTCTTGAAAGTAGAAGAAAACTACAGGAGGAGCAAAAAAAGAAAGACGAATTAGCTCAAGACAAGGCTAATAGCCAAATGCTGACTTACGCTACAAATTTTAGTAAACTTGGTGGCGTAGATAACACATTAGACTTACAGTATACAATGGATCAAACTGTGCAGCCAATAGCTGATCTAGCTTATGAAATTTCTAAGGGCACCGGCAAAGATATGTCTTACAAGATAGGCGAATATACAACTATGGTTAACAATAGCTTGAATGTTCCTAAAGATTTTCTAGGCGAAGCGAGTATGTTTGGCGAGGCTTACAAAGAGTCTAACTCAAAGGGTATTGGCGTACTTGGAGGAAGATACTCTGGCGTTGGTTTAAATGAATCGCAAAAAACAAATTACGACGAATATGTAAAAACAGGTAGCATACTATCTCAACAAGGAACAAAGAAAACAAACACTCGCATTGATCTTACAAATAGAGACTTCTCGGATGCGAATATGACTATTGATTACGAGGATGTTAATGGGCGAAAAGGCAGTGCTGGGTTTAATTATAAAGCATTACAATTACAAAACGTTACCTTCCCGGAGGGTATGTACACTATTCCTGATATAACATCGGATTTAGAAGCTATAAAATTAACGGTACCAAATATATTTGAAACTAAAGTGGACAAGGATGGTAAATCATCTTTAACAGGTGGAATCAATATACAAGAAGCATTAAAAGCCGGGTATGGCGAAGTTATTATACAAGAGGAAATTGGATCTACAGATCAAAAAGGTAATCCATTGACAACTAATAAGTACAAATTATTTAAACCAAACATAGATAAAATAGTAGAGCAAAGCGAGGAACTTCGTGCCCAGGTGGGAGCAAAAGTTGTCGGTATGGTAAAAACTGATCCTAGGGGATTAGCTATGCTATACAACGATGTTTTGCTGCCTTACGCCCCAAAAGGGTC